ATCGCTGTAACATGGGTTGTAACAGTAAGTTAATTTAAGTTTAAGGTTCTGCTAAATGGCGACATCATCTTCTCTAATTAAAACAATCCTGCATAAAACTCTTGCAGAGGGTGTTTACAAGGATGTGACAACTAGAAGTTCTAATTATTACTATTTCCTTGGTAAAACATTGGAGTGGGATGATGAAGCAGTTCCACCATATCCAGTTGACAGTTACGCTTATGAACGAGCAGTTCGTGATGATATCATTACGATGAAAGCCATCACTCCATCAGATGTTTCATTTGTTATCCCTCGTGTAAACTGGACTACAGGTGTGATTTATGATATGTTTGACGACGAATATTCAACAGAAGTTCTTGGTTTAAATATTGTTAATGGTGGAACTGGATATACTTCATTACCAACAATTACTATCACAGGTGGTGGTGGAACAGGTGCAAAATATTACCCTGTAGTTTATGATGGATCAATTATTGAAATTGAACGAATTGGTGTATCGGATACATCAAGAGGTTCTGGATATACTTCTGTTCCAACAGTTACTGTGACTGGTGGAGGAGGTTCTGGTGCAGTGTTGCAAGCTATTGTTAATATTGCTCCATCTGGATCTCAAAAACTTGAAGAATGTAATTTTTATGTTCTGACAGAAGATTATAATGTCTATAAATGTTTAGACAATAATAACAATGCCAGATCGACTTCAAAACCACTAGGTACATCTACTTCTCCAATTTCCACAGCAGATGGATATGTTTGGAAATTTATGTACACAGTTCCTATTAATTTAAGAAGTAAATTCTTATCTGAAGATCAAATGCCTGTGGTTTCTGCTCTTTCTAATCAATTTTATTCTAATGGTGCTATGGATAGTATCATTATTAATAACAAAGGAACTGGATATACTACAGCAACCATAACTGTTTCTGGTGATGGATATAGAGAAGAAGATCCAACATTTTTAACTAGTGTTAATGTATCTTCTGGTGGTAATGGTTACATGAGTCCGACAGTAACTTTTGGTGATCCAACTGCTAATGCTTCTTCGTTTATTGCTGACTCGGCAGTATTTTTAGGACAAAAGATTTATAATACTGTTTTTGATTTCTATGAAGTTGTAACTCCTGGAACCTTGTCTGGATCAGAACCAACTCATAGACAAGGTACTGTTCAAAACAATACCGCTGCTTTAAAATATCTTGGAACTAGAGTTAAAGGAACTGTAAATACATCAAATACTACAGTAACAGCAGGATCATTTACAACTGGTGTAAAATATACAATTTCTGCTCTTGGTACGACTAACTTTGTTACAATTGGAGCAGCATCTACAGCTGTAGTGATTGGTTCTATTTCTGGAACAACTTTAACAGTTACTGCTGTTTCTTCTGGAGCATTGGCTGTTGGTACTAGAATTACTGGTACTGGTATTACTGCTGGAACATATATCACTACCTTTGGAACTGGTTCAGGTGGAACTGGTACTTATACAGTTAGTGCTTCTCAAACTGTTTCTTCTGGCACGATAACAGGACAACCAGCAGTAGGTGCTACTTTTACTGCTACAGGTGCTGGTGCTGGAACTGGTACTGCATATACAAAATATATTTCTAGCATAACACTACTTGGTGGTGTTAAAGAAATTAATATAACAAATGGTGGCTCTGGTTATACATCTGCCCCAGCAATAACATTTTCTGGTGGTGGTGGTTCTGGAGCAATAGCAACAAGTAAATTGGTTAATGGTTCTGTAGTATATTGTACTGTATCAAATCAAGGTGATAATTATACCAGTGATCCAACAGTAACATTTGGAACTCAATGGACTGCAGCTACTGCAGTTTTAATTGGACAGCAGTATTTTTATTCTGGTAAATTATATACTGTCACTGCAGCAGGTACTACACACGCTTCTACCCCTCCATCTCATACTTCTGGCTCTGCCACTAATGGAACTGCTACATTAGCATATGCTGGAGTTCCAGCAACAGGTGAAGTTGTTCGTAGATTTGGATCAGGATACTCAACTGCACCAACAATTTCTATTACTGATTCTACTAGAGTTGGCACAGCAGCAGCAGAATTATCTTTTTTAACATCAAAATCTGAAGCAAAACTACTTCCAGTAATTGATGCTGGTCAGATTGTTGGTGTTATTGTTGAAAATGCTGGTGTCGGATATTCTACTGCAACTATTGCGGTTTCTGGTGATGGTGACAACGCTGAACTAAAGGCAGATCTTAATATTGGAACAATCCAATCACTACAAGCAAATAATGAAATTTTAACTAGCCCTGGAACTATCAATGCAATTAAAATTATTTCTGGTGGATATGGTTACGGTGTTGCTAATATTGAAATACAAGGTGATGGAATAAATGCTACTGCTACTGCTGTAATTGATACTGCATCAGGTAAGATAACTAAAATTAATATAACAAATCCAGGACAGAATTATACTTTTGCAAATGTTATTGTCACAGGTAATGGATACGGAGCAAACCTCAGAGCAGTAATGGCTCCATTTGGTGGACATGGTAAAAATGCGCCAAATGAATTATTTGCGCAAACCTTAATGTTTTATAGTAATGTGTCAACTGACTTAAATCAGGGTGTTTCTGTAAATAACGACTATCGCCAGTTGGGAATTATTAAAAACCCCAATCAATATAACTCAGACCAAAGATTCCAAGGAACTATTGGTTCAGGATGTTTTATTGTGCAAGCAGCGATTAATACTAGCCAGTTTCCAAGAGATACTGATGTAACAGTCACACGAACTATTGATGGCACTGAATATGATAGAAGATATCGTGTTGTTGCAGCTTCTTCTTCCAGTGCACTATTACAATCATTAGACAATGATACACCTTTAATTAATGATACTTTTTCAAATGTCGATGGATATATTTTCACTGTGTCATCAGTGGGTAATCCAACCATAGATAAATATTCTGGTCAGTTAATGTTTATTGATAACAAGGCAGGGTTTACACCTTCTGCCGATGAAACAGTTACTTTAAGAACAGTTATCAGATTCTAACATAAATAGATTAGAACCAACTAAAGAGAAAATTACGAATGGCTATTGATTTTAACACCGAACCGTATTACGACGATTTTACCGAATCAAAAAGATTCTTGCGTATTTTATATCGTCCTGGATATGCAGTCCAAGCACGAGAGCTAACTCAAATGCAGACTATTCTGCAAAATCAAATTTCTCGTTTTGGTAATCATGTATTTAAAGAAGGATCTCTTGTAATTCCAGGTAATATTGGTATTGATACTAAGATTGGTTATGTTAAGTTAGAAGCATCATATAGTGGAGTTCTTGCCGATACTGTTGTGCAGAATTTTGCTGGTTTAGTTATCGAAAATACATCTGGTGTGCAAGCACAGGTTATTCATTATACTGTTTCTGATGGTGCAGATTCTGCTGCATTATTCATTCGTTATTTAAATTCTGGCGATTCTAATACAACAAAAACATTTTCTAATTCAGATATCTTAACGAATCTAGATGGAACTAATTTGGCTGGTACTGAAGTTACTGCAGGAACATACACAGTACAGGCTGCAACATCTTCTTCTACTGGTATTGGATCTATCGCTACCATTCAGCAAGGTGTTTATTATATTAAAGGATATTTTGTTCTCGTTCCAGAACAAACAATTATTCTTGATAAATTTACAAATACTCCATCTTATAGAATTGGTTTAGTTACTTCTGAATCTATTATTACAGCAGAAGAAGACGGAACTCTTTTTGATAACGCACAAAATTCTTTTAACTATGCTGCTCCAGGTGCGCATCGTTATTACATTGATGCAGTACTTACTAAATTAGCACCAGACAGTGCCGAAGATACAGATTTTATTGAACTTATTCGTACTGATACTGGGCAGACTCAAAAAATAGTTGATAAGTCAGAATATTCATATCTTGAAAAAGAATTTGCTCATAGAACATATGATGAGTCTGGTAACTACACAGTTAAGAATTTTGAAATTGATGTTCGTGAGTAT